GTATTGCATCTGTTGGGTTAGTGTAGAGGACATCTGTAGTTGCATTAAAGCGATCAAGAAGTAGGTCAGCAACATCGTAACCAGCACCGGGACCCATTCCTTCAGGGGTACAGATCAGGATACTGTAGAGGCCATCGTACCTCTGTTGTGGATTTAAGCCCCGTACAGCGGGTCTACGAGAAGTTGGCACTAGGTCCGCCTTGATGAACGAGGTGCCTGTTGTAGGCTCGTATGGGACGTTCTGACGGGCAATAGCAGGGATACCTACAGTGCTAGAGAGGTGAGTGTCAAGGCAAGCTCTAATGTCATTGATGATTGTCATGGCCTGCCCTTAACTATGTTCTTAGCCGTCTCTAGGTGGTAATTGGCACGGTTCCTGACTGACCCATAGACAGCGTATCCATGAAGGTATTCAACAGCACTTGCATGAGGGGCGTTGTTCGCTATAAAGACCATTGTCTGATCTTTGGAGAGAGCATTGATGTCATCGTAGAGTTGGCTTAGTGACTGTGCAGCTTCAAAGTTCTTATCTTGTCGCCTTGGCTTATTAGCAGAAGTCCTAGATCGTCCTGCGCCTCTTGTCGTCGTGATAGAGTGAGAAGTAATGTAGGCACCTGTATCAACAAACTTAACAGAAGAGTCAACAAGGTCTTGTGCCACAATCCTAAGAAACTCATCTCTAATTTCGTCTAAGTCTTCCTCAACCTTTTGGATAAGAGCCGTCAGTGAGCGTTGAACCATTTCATTCTCTCACTTGCAACAGATAGCACATAGTGTTAGTAGAAGACTTAATCTCCATAACCCTTACGATGTTTACTGTATCACCCAAACCAATAATCTGGTCTGTGGCATCAGGCTCAGGGGTAGCTGATCCATTAGCTAGGACACAATCTAGGACTACTCGCCTGTCACCACGAAGGATAGACTCTCCGTCAATCATGTCTGAGGTATAGTCATAGAAGTAACCACGAACAGTATAGTCAGTATTTGTCTGAGTGACTGTCCCTGTATCACTATCATAAGCACTAGCTACTCTCTTACGTAGTGTAAGGCTAATACCGTGCTCTCTAATCAGTTGGCGTAGTGTATATGGGTCAAACGCCATTTGGTTCATCAGGGATATATTGTTCCCCTGCCTCTACGTTATCAAACTGCCCAATACTGAAGGCTGGCTTAACTCGGTCTGTATCACTGTTTACAACAGACACATCAGAGACAGAGATGCCACCACCAAAAGCACCAAGGGATTTACCGGAGGTCTTCTTACCTTGTGCCTCTACCTGAGAGGCTAGTTGTTGATACTGCTTCGCACGGTCACTGTAGCTGGCCTGTAAGGCACCATCTAGTTGGGTGTCAACCATGCGGCTAAACTTAGCTGCGATAACCCTACAGGTCCAACCAGCAGCGTAGTACACATTGTCATTAGCCTGAGACAATGCAAAAACAATCTCTTCGTTCTGTACAAGTTGGTCTGAAGTATCAGTATCACCAACAAGCAGACGGACGGTGTTGAGACGACCAGAAGAAGTCGTAGTATTCAAATCTGCTACACTATATGACCACGCCATAGTCGTCCCTCACTTAGTTTTCCATTTCCCCGTAAGCACTACGCCAGCGACGAATAAGACCAATCTGCTTATCCTTAACTCGGCTTGTAGCACACTTCTTTTGGAGGAACTCTTTGTTCGTAGTAGTCTTGTTCTTCACTTTACCATTGATGTTCTCAACGAGAATGTGTAGCTGATCTAGACCATACTCTTCTAGACCATCACCAATAGAGATACGTTTAACTACAGCTTCCTCAAACTCATCGTTGTGGTAAAGCTGATTATTAAAGAACATCTGTTGGATTACGTCATGTGGGGTCCCGTAGAACTCCCAGTTGAAGCGATCACCCTGCTTCCAGACCGCCCCCGCCGACTGTAGTCCATCTTGTTTGACGAATACAGGGCGGGAGGGGTTGAAGTAGGGGAGAATGTGTCGGGTCATCCTTCCCTATCCTTCTATTAGGCTACAACAGTAGCGATGAAAGCACCCATGTCCGACGACACAACTTTGTGGTCATAGGCCAGATTGGCTTCCAGAACTTCTGCCACACCATCAATGGCGAGGTAGTCACCACGATACGACTTGATCGTGATACCGTGACCCGAAGCGTTCTCAAGGTCATCCCAAGTGAAGGTGTAACCAGCCGAAGGGATCATCAGACCAGCCGAGCGAGGACGGTAGTAGAACGCTGCCGACTTGCCACCGATGAAGGCGTTAGCTTCGGTCAGACCTTCAGCAGCCGTGTTCTTCACGGTCTCCATGACGAGGAACTCTTCCACACCGAAGATTTCAGCCAGCTTGGCATCCGTCACCAGAGCGGTGTTCGTCACGGTAGCACCACCATTCAGGCGGGCAAGGATCGACGGGTTGTTAACCAGAGCGTCACGGACTTCTTTACCAACAACCATGACGTTGGGCTTAAAGCCACCCGACTTAAGCTGCATGGTACGCATGATGTTCGTAACATCTTGGATCGGGGTCGAGTTCGTGTAGTCAGACCATTGACGAACTTGGTTGGTCGAGGGCGAACCAGCAACACCAGCCCAGTCAGTACCCCAGATCGAAGCACCAAAGTAGGACGTGGCCCACTTGATTTCACGATCGATCAGCAGTTGGTGGGTCAGCATCTGAGCACCAGCCGAGCGGATGTCCAGTGCAGCATCCTCGTTGGCAAGCGTTTCGAAGTCGAAGTCAGTAGCCAGCGAGAACACTTCGGTCGAGTAGGTGTCCTGCGAGAGGCTCATACCAACGCGAGGAGCTTGGGTACGGGGAGCACGGGGCTGGACCTGACCAACGCGGTTGAAGTCAGCGCGGTTGTAGATGTAGTACTTGTCGGTCTTCTTAGCAACCGAGACTTTCGGGAATACGCGGTCAGCAATAAAGCCGTTAGCATCTTGCAGGAAAGCAATCGTCAGGTTGGTAAGCGGTGCGTCGATATGGACGGCACTAGGAGTCAGCATAGCCATTTGTGGTATTCCTTTATTAAACTAGATTAGACTGCGGCTTTATCAGCGCGAGACAGTTCAATGGTGATGACTTGACCATCAACGCCAGCTTCAACAGCAAAACCCACGATCACGTTGGTCGAAGCAGCGGCCTTAGCTTTGCCCGAAGTGCCAACTGCAACAGCAGCGCCACGAGCGATGGTGCCACCAGCTTGGACAGTCACACGACCATCGTAAGCAACCGTGACAGCTTGACCAGCAGCGCCAGCAGCTTGCAGAACCACACCATCAGTACGGGCGTTAGCAGCAGTGTTGTCAACCTGACCGTCAGCGGCAAGCGAGACAAAGGTGAACTGGGCAACAGCCGAACCCGAAACGTAGGTGCGAGTGCTCATATTTTCCGTAAATGCCATAATAAAGGCTCCTTAATTACTTCTTGTAGGTTTCAAGCAGAAGGGATTTTCCTTCAGCAGTTTTGATGACGGCAGCATACGCTTTATAGAAGTCTTCCTTCTTCTCCTCTTGACGCACCTTAACCATGTCGTTAAGTTTATCAGCAGGGGTCTTGAGGTCGTTCTCTGCGTCCGTTTTGCCAACTTCTTGGAAGATGCCAGCAAAAGCAGCATCAGCGGCACGAAGGATTGCGAGAAGAGTTTCGTCTTCACCAACCGACTTCAGCAGTTTACCGCGCTCATCAGCAGTCCCTTTGAAATTCGGGAGAACCTTTTCGGCGCGTTTACGGAGTTCTTCACCCTCACGGGCTTTCTGCAACTCTTCTAGTTGTTTAAGGACAGGAGCCGGGATTGCGGACTTTGCCACAAACTCACCACCAACCTCAATCGTTTCCTCAGCAGGCTTGGCTTTTTCAATAGAAGCAGCTTCAAGCTCTTCAACTTTGCCCTTGAGGGTTTCGATTTCTTCCAGAAGCATCTTGTTCACTTCTTCAAATGACTGAGCTTCTGCTTTCCATGACTTACGGGTAGCAGGCTTCTTGTTGCCCTCTTCGTCCATCATTTCATCTTCCATGTCGTCGGCATCCATATCATCCGACTTCATCTCTTCCTTGTAGCCTTTGTCAAGGTCTTCAAGTTTAATATCTTCGTTATCCATTTGCTCCCCTTCAGGGCTACGCTTGAAAATGGCGACCTTAGCGAGTGGGTCATCACCCAGATCGACCAAGGAAACTTCTTCAAGCTCCAAGTTTACGAGTTCGGTGGGCATTACACCATCTCCTTCAATGCTCTTCCCCCGATAGAGAAAGCTGCTAGTTTACCGCTTTTAACATCTTGCCACACCTGTTCATCGTGAACCTTGATAGCAATAATCCAGCCTTCGCGGTCAGACTGAATACCCAAAGCCTTTGCAACATCATTTGTCAGAGGCATGGAGTGGATAACTTCACCAATGCTTTCACCAGAGTGCATTCTCTTGGCTGTACGCATGGAGAGCATAAAATTGGTGGCTGCTTTAGCCAGTAGTTCAGGACGAATGAACTCTCCACTGTGGTCAAGGCTAATCTCACCGTTTACTGTGGAAACATAACCCCAACCGAACGCAAGACGCTCTTCATCATCACGCTTGAGGATTTGCCCTTCAATCTGGACCTCTTTGGTCATCTCTGAGACGGATGTACCACTCTCCCACATGCGACAAGACCAGTAACGAGCAGAGGTCTTATCCGAGGCTGTGTCGCAAGAATGACGAGAGCGGAAGTTAGCACGAGCGTTAGGGTCATCACGGCGTATCTCCATATTAGGATCACCGAAGGTAACTTTCTTGACACCATCACCGCTCTTGACATATACCCCGAACTTCTTACCTGAACCAGCAGGGAGACGGAAGGGCTTATCCAGAGTGACTTCTTTGCCTTGGTGCATAGCCTTCTCAAATAGGCCCTTACGCAGGCTATCTATCTTGTGGCCCACATACTCACCACGGGGTTCACCCTCGTCGTCTACGAGTTCAATACGGGCTGCTGGGGCATCTTCAGAGCCGGTAATCTTTACTGGGATATTGGG